CCGATTTTTCCAAATTTTTTAGACGGTCTAATTTGTTGTGTTGTAATAAATATAGGGGGGCCACAACATATTCATAAAATCAATTACATAAAGCAAAAACCCCAGCCACTTGGACTGGGGAATCTTGCTGCGTTGTTTCCGAAACTTTCGGGCACCACGACACACGCTTACAGTGTAGCAGGTAATTGAGGCGGAGACCGCCATGCTGCCGTAACATCTCAACCGAATGCACCCCGGCTATTTGTCGAAACAGGGATAGTTCCGGGGCTATTAGTGGCGGAGGCAGGATTCGAACCTGCGACCTTCGGGACATGAACCCGCCGCGCTACCACTGCGCTACTCCGCTATGTAAAGTGTACCACAGGCAACACTCGTTTGTCAAGAATTACTTGAACGCCCCGGGATTTTCAATCTCGTTGAGTTTCTTGAGGTAAGCCTTGTGGGCGTCAAGTTCTCGCTGGTGAGTTACCTTGGTGTACTGCATGGCCTCGAGATGCTCACGAAGCACCTCAATGTATTCCATCTCTGCCGCCCATTTTTCTGGGTCGTTTTCCTTGCTGAACTTGGGCTCGAGCAAAATGCTAGTAACGGGCATTCTCATAGGATGAACCCGTGAATCTGAAGTTCTAGCAAAGCCTTTTCATACAACTGCTCAGGGGTACCGTTGTTCTCGAGAAGAATGTCCTCGCCCAAAAAAGCAACCTCGCTAATGTGGTCATTGACTGGGCTGTATCCGTTTCGAGCGACTCGAATAATTGCTCCACCTTTGTCGTGAATAGCCTTTGCCTCATTCTCAAAACGAACGTCAGGAATGACCAGCCGGTCTTTCTTTGCCCGCTCAAAAAGAGTGCGAATCCAAATGTCTTCAGACAAACAGTTTCGTCCGCCCTCGGTGCCCAACTGCTGTAGAAGTTGACGAATCTCTGGGTACTCGTTCTTTGCCAACTCCCAGCCAATTGCGTCTACAACTGACTGCACCCGTACAATTTCTCGAAAGCGGTCTTCGTAACTAAGGCTTACAATTGGGTTGGTTGCATAGAGGACGTTGCGCATTGCGTCCGCAAAACCAATTCGTTCAAAGCCATCTTTCTCCACAAAGAAGTTGGCTAACGTGTCTTTTCCTGATTGGGCAACACCCGCAATTCCAATGATTATTTTTTGCATGGTGCCGTGTGAGGGATTCGAACCCCCGACTCCTTCATTACAAGTGAAGCACTCTGGCCATCTGAGTTAACACGGCGGGGCTGACCGGGAAGGGCTCGAACCCTCAACCTACGGAACCAAAATCCGTCGTTCTGCCAATTGAACTACCGGTCAAACCTTTAGCGCAAATTGCGCTTTACTGCGGGTGCCTTGGCGGTGCGTGCAGTTGCCTTGGCAGGTGCAGGCGCAACAGGCGCGGGAACGAGTGCGACCAGACCGGCCTCAATCTTCTGAACTTCGGCCAAAACGTTGTTGAACTCATTCTCTAAGTGAGCAATGTAGTCCTGAAACTTGGCGTCGTAATTCTTGGCGCTCTTGATTGCGTAGGAGATAAATCCCACGGCAGTGGCTGCCCAAGAAGTACCTACTGCGGCAAAAACGTTAGCGGATGCTGACATTTTTTTCCTTCCTCTTTAACCCCACGTTTGTGGGCAGAGACATAGTACCACACAAACCTTTGACGTGTCAACCTTTTGATTACCCCAAACTTTGGGGGTTATATTTATACTTATATTAATACTATATACCCCTCCTCACTGGTGAGGACCCCAAAGTTTCAAGGAAATTGAGAAATGGTTGACACAAAACCATTACAATGATAGGGTTTTGCGCATGAAGGCTGAAAAGAAAAAGCGATACATTGCATTGGCCCACATTGATGAGCCCGAACTGACCTATCGCAATGTCGACATTCCGCACATCGTTCCACTTTTTGCAAACTTTGAACCCGACCGTCACATTGGTTCGGCGCGGTTAAAGCGCAAAGAAAACAGAATCTATGCTATCCTCGAGATGAACTTCAATCTTTCCGACTATGGAAAAATGCCAGCAGTTGTTCTTGGCGTTGACGGTGGCAAGAGTTTGATTGAAGACGGAATTTTTTACGTTGATGGTGGAGTGGTTGCATGTGCCTCTATTGTCAGCGACAAAACCTGGAAAGAAGTTTACGGAGAGCCGGAGGAATCAAATGTTGAGTTGGATTAGTTGGATTGTTGCGCTGTACCTTTTGAGCGTTCTTGCCTTTTTTGTAAGAAGCGTTTTTATTACCAATCGATACATTCGTCTGTGGAAAAAAAATGTTCTGCCGATTTCTAAAGCCAAACTTTACCGTCAAAGCGTAAAGGATTGCTTTCTTTGGCCAGTGTACCTTGTTTGGTACGGCTTGTCTAGTTTGATTGACGACTTTCGATGAACGAGCCGTTGAGAATCAATAACGCTTTTTCTTACGCAAACAAAAATTTGCGCGGGGCAATTATTGCCGAGTGCATCAAATGTGGCGTTCGCTGTGAAGACGATTTGATTTCTGCTTCCACCTCAACGACAACTGGTAGCAATGGTTTTTTTCAGCAAACAGTAACGTTCAAGGGGAACATCTCTACAAAGCACGTAGTTGATTCCTTTGGCGAATTCCTTTCACGCAATTGTCTTGTATGCGGCTATTCGTGGGAAGACGCAACTGTTGATTCTTTTAGCGAGACCAACACATGAGTAAGTCTCGAGCAAAAGGCACTTCGTTTGAAAGTGCCATTGTAGAAATTCTAAACGAAGAAGGATTCCCAGAGGCAAAACGCCCGGGTCCTATAAACTGGGAATTTGGGGACATTGAGCACCTTCCCGTTGTTCTAGAAGCAAAGAACCAGCAGACTATGGCGCTGGCAGCCTGGATGAAACAGGCTGAGATTGCTTCAACTAAGGCCGGCAAGCCGTTTGTGGTCGTACACAAACGTAAAGGGAAGAACGCCCGAAAGGCTTATGCCACTCAAGAGTTCGATACATGGTTGATTCTTTTGCGAGCATACAACTACTGCATTGAAAACGGCATTGACGTCGAATCAAATCCTTGATATTTTAATTTGTTTGTTGTATATTTACATAAGAGTGGGCATCTTTGGGTTCCCCTTGTTGTCAGTGGAGGAACCCTATGGCTAAGAAACTAAACCGACGTTCGCAGCAGCGCCTCAAGCGAATGACTGATTCACTTGAGGCAATCGCCCGATTTACTAACAAGATTTCTATTGTTGAACTTGAAAACCTTGTTCGTCGTGACGAAATTAGCGTTGACTCTTATGCAGTGTCAAACACGGGAACTAGCATTGCTGCATCAAGTCGTGGCGCTTCCTCTGAGTTGACGCCCACTGAACGGGCTGCTGAAATCAGCATGAGGGGCAAGAAGCCCTACGACCCCGTTCGCGAAGAAGTAAAGAAGATTGAAAAGCGAATCCTTCAATCAGAAGAAAACCTCCGTCAAATCGTTGAGAGCATTAAGTTCTTGAAAGAAGGCGTAGAGAAGAAGCGCAAGCGACAGGCCAGCAGTGAGCCCTGTGAAATCTGCGAGGTTCTTCCGGCAATCAAAACCGCTATGTGTTCTGATTGCTATGTCCAATGGGTAGATGCCGGCGCTCCAGACCGGTTCCGTTGGCGTGCCTACATGCATCAACTAACCGCATCTGATGGTCAGGTGTTGGTAACGGAAATGCCTGCTGCGCGTCGCCCAATTTTAAATACTTGACATTTCAGAAACATGTGTTAGTCTATGAATAAGAATCGGCCTCACTCTGCCCCAAGCAATGAGGAACTTTATTATCTTGGTTTTGAGCCTTGGCAAGTTTCTATGATTCAAAAACTTCCAATAGACCTTCAATGGGAAGCGCACGATGAATTTATTCGTCGCCTTATGACCGGTGAAGATGTTGAAAACTTTAGACTTTAGGTGAATATGAACGACGACACCGAAGACCGCTCCGCCAGACTCATTGAGAGCCTTGGCAATTTGATGGGCGAAAACGAAATTGAAGCGCGTAAATCTATGGGCGACGCTCAATACGAAGAAGTGATTGGTTTTATTCGAGCCAACAACTCTTTGTCTATTGCACAAGCCGCAGTTCACGTTGAACTTGTAAAGTCTTCTTCTTTTTTGCGCAACGCATCTGCGTTGGCAATTCTTGTTGGAACCATCCTTGCAACTGCATGGTCTTTTGTTTCCTGGTTTAGTTAATGGCTGCAAATTTCGGTAAGTTTATTTCGGACTCGGTAAAACCGCCCGAAGTAGATGTATTTGGAATTCTTGGTTACGTTCCCACTGAACGCCAGCAAGTTTTTCATTCAGCCTCAGCCGAGCGGGTAGACGCCATTCTTTATGGTGGTGCTGCCGGTGGTGGTAAGACAGCAGCGTTTCTTATGGACGCGCTTTACAACGCCGCAAACTTTCCGGGCATGAAGATTGGTTGTTTCCGTCGTTCATACCCAGAGTTAGAAGAATCTTTTTTGGCTCAGTTAGCCAAGTGGAATTATGGTCGAGACCTTAATGCCAAGTGGAACTCAACCAACAAAGTTCTCAAATTTGCTAACGGTTCTATAATCAACTTTACCTATGCAGAAAACTTGGTAGACGCCTCCCGAATCCTCGGTGGTGAGTACCAAGCCTTCTACATTGACGAAGCCTCGCAAATGATGCCTGCTGTTATTCAGCACATTGAAGAGCGACTTCGTTCAGGTAGCCGACTTGTTCCGGTCATTGGACTTCGACTTGCCACCAACCCTGGTGGCATTGGTCACAAGTACCTTAAAGACCGTTTCATTAATCCGACTAAGCGTGGTAAGTTTCGCCATGAAGAAAAAGTAGGCGACGGGAAAAACACCCGAAGCGTTGCTTTTATTCAGGCAAAGGTTACAGACAACCCTCACGTTAACGAGGGATACCACGCAGTTCTTGACTCTATTCCTGACCCCCGGCGCCGTGCTGCAATGCGAGACGGTGACTGGGACGCCATGGTGGGTCAGTTCTTTGAGCAGTGGCAATACTCCAAGCACGTCGTTCCTTCTTTCCCTATCCCGAAAGAATGGCCGCGTTACGCTGGTATTGACTATGGCTTCAAAGACCCTTTTGCCGTTGTTTGGGTTGCACTGGACAACGATGGTCGTATGTGGGTGTATCGAGAAATTTGCGTTTCTGGCTACAACTCAGACGAACAAGCCCGACTTATTATTGCCACCGAACAGGGTGCGGGCGAAGCAGAAGTTATTCGAGTTGCCGACCCTTCAATGTGGGGCAGTCGAGGAACACCTCTTTCAATTGCTGACGACTACGGCTTAAACGGCTGTGGAATTATGCCAGCAAACAATGACCGAATTAATGGTTGGGCTAGGGTGCACCAGTACCTAAACGACGCGCCCGCCTGCGAAATGCACCGGTTGCAAGGTTGGGACAAGTGCCCAATGCTTCATGTTTTTGAAGACAAGTGCCCTCAGTTTATTGAGCAAATTCCTGCACTCCCCAGAGATGCGGCAAAGCCCGATGACGCTGTTACTCGCGGCGTTGACGACCACATTGCTGACGCACTGCGTTATGTGTGTATGTACGCTGGTGTTTATGCTCGACCCGTAATTTACGGTGATGACACATCGATTTTCAAGACGCGTGTTCCTGATACAATGGTTATTGTAAAAGAAGACGAGGCCCCTCCACTGAGGCAACCAAACTTTGGTGGTCTTTATGTTGGAGATTTTGGGCTTAGTCCCTTTTAAAGAAAGATAACCAGATGGCTATTACATCTTTTAGAAGGGGTCTCGAGGAGGCCGCAAACACCTTCGATGAAATCTTAGAGGCTCGACCCAAGAGCAGCCCCAAGCGTGCCGGCTATGCAACCGGTGTGCCTATTGGCGGCTCAACAGAAGTCAACCCCGGAGAAAACGTAACGGCTGGTACGCTTGACCGTTCTACGTTTATGCAACAGTTGTTGCAGGCTTACCTTGCGTGCCCATGGTCGTCAGCCGCTATTGACACTATTGCTCGCACCGCAACCGCCGGTGGTCTTGAAGTATCTTACGAAGGCGGCATGACTGGCCCCACAAAGACTCCAAATGCCCCTGAAGAAGTCAAGCGAATTCAAGAACTTTTAAAGTATGTAAACCCAAGTGACGACATTCGCCAGTTAATGCGACAAATCATTACTGACTTGTTGATTTTTGGCGACTCGTTTACTGAGGTTGTTTGGGTTATGGGCGAGCCAGTGGCTTTGTACCCGCTTGACCCCAACACAATGACTGTTCTTGCTGATGAGCACGGTGTTATTAACGGGTACTACCAAAAGACCCCGACAAACCGTGAAGCGCGATTCAAGCGTCACGAAGTTATTCACGTGAAGTTTGACTCCCCAGGTGCAACGCTGTATGGCGTTTCTCCTACACAGAAGAATATTCTTCCTATTACTTCGTGGCTTTTTACTGCTGCTCTTGTCAAAGAGACAATGAAGCGCGGTGACCCCTTGCGTGCCCACGTTGACTGGCCTATCGCTTTGCCTGAAGCAGAGATGAAGAAACTCCAGCAACAGTACGCAATCCGAAATCTGGGTGCTAGGAACATTGGTAATTTGTTTGAAACCAAGGGTGGCGCGGTCGTCACCGAAATGGGAACAAACCAAATTAGTAATTGGCTGAACACCCTACAGCAGCGCCGTGATGAGATTCTTTCTGGTTACGGTGTACCTCCATCAAAGGTCGGCGTCATTGAAGCCGGTAACCTTGGCGGTGGTACGGGAACTCAACAAGACAAGACTTTCCGTGTAAACACGGTTGGCCCTATTCAGGAACTTGTCCTCGAAAAGTTTTCGTTTGCCCTTTTGTATCAGGCACACGGAATTACCGACTGGACTCTTAAGTTCGGTGTTGTTGACTGGCGAGACGACGAAGTTATTGAACTTATTCGTGACCAGCGCATTCGCAACGGTACCTGGACTCTTAACAAGGCACGTTCGGACATTGGTGAACCACCAGTGGACGGCGGTGACAACCCGCTTCTCGTTGACCGTCAGAACATGGTTCTGTGGTCTGACCTCGAGCAACTTTCGGCTGCAAACCTTGCAGTTGTAAAGGCTCAGGGAAGCCCAGTCAATATGCCCCAGCCTCCCAACACTAACCCTGGCGCTCCCGCTGGTGCTGGTGCAAAAACCCCCAAGTCTGCGGTAAGCCCTTCATCGGCAAAGCCAAAGACAAGTCAAACGCCGGCAACTCTTGACGCGCCCAAAGCGCCTTCAGGAACCGAAGCATATTTGCAAGAGGATGACGAAAATGGCGGATAACCCCCAGCAACCTATTATGATAAACGGGCAAGTTTTTTACAGCGAAGGCCAGCCGGTATATCCGTTTCTTGGTCTTACCGCCGCTAAAGCGGCAGCATTGGTCGCCAAAGAAGTAGGATAATATGGGCCAGTACCCATCGCCAAGGGTTTATCACGCTGGCTACATGGGGCAAGCGGGTGCGTTTGCAGTGCACTCTCAATATCCTGCTGGTTCTCAAACGTACGCTCAGTTGCTTGCAGAACGTAATAACCTTATTGCAGCCCGAGCGGCCAAAGGCTATTATCACAAAACCTCTGCCGCAGTGTCCAAGGCTCGCAATCATCAAAGCGTAGTCTTCCGAGGCAACCTTGCCCGTAACCGTATTTACGGTATGTACTACTTAGCCTCCATTAAGCAGCACGCTGCTGGTGTGAAAATTGTTAATTTTCGACAAAAGGCTAAAATTAAAAAGCCCTCTATCAACGGGCGTTACAAAAAATTTAGTGGTGAACTTGCACCGGGCAGATTTCTTCAGCGAACTGCTTGGGGTAATGCAAAAAAGCCAAGTTTTAAAAACAGAATCAAACCACGCTCTAGGCGATTTCGTACCGTTAAAAAATGGCGCGGACATGGCAAGCGATTTGTTCCTCTGTAACATCATTATTCACCAAGGTAAAAATCATGGCAGACGGCTTTTCGCCTCCTCAACAAGTACGAGCAAACGCAACGCGTTCTCTTGAACTACGTAGAAAACATGGCCGTGGTATGACGGCGGTTGGCGTTGCGCGTGCTCGAGACCTGTCTAATGGCAAGCACATATCTGCTGACACCATTAAGCGTATGCATTCGTACTTTGCTCGCCATGAGGTTGACAAGAAGGGCAAAGACTGGGCAAACCAGTCCAACCCATCTGCCGGCTACATTGCGTGGCTTGGCTGGGGTGGAGACGCCGGACGTTCTTGGGTTAATGGGATTATAAAGAAACTTGACACCAAAGAATCTCAGGAGAACTCAACTATGGCTTCAACCAAGGCCGCTGTAATCAAGGGCATTTTTCTAAAGCCTGGCGTTTCCAAGAACCGCCGACTTTACACAAAGGGCAACATTGCTAAGGCCGTTCAGCGCATGAACGAGCACTTGGCTAAGGGTGACGGAATGCCACTAAACATGGCTACAAGTCACGCTGCCGCCTTCAAGGACGATGCTACATCAACCGTAGGTCGCATTACCGCCGTTAGTCTTTTGCCCGATGGCTCCGCCTCGTTTGAAGCAGAGATTGCCAATACCGCTCATGGTCGCGACGTTGCCAACCTTGCCGCTGGTAAGTTTATCAAGGGTGTTTCTATTCGTGGTCAGTGGATGGGTGAGCCTCGCGCTACCGTTCACAGTGATGGCGAAGAAGCAACTACCGCCGACGACCTTGAAATTCACGGCATTGACTTTACCAACAGCCCTGGTGTTGAAGGTGCGGAAATTCAGTACGCAAACCTTTCCGAATCGTATAACCGTCTTGCAATTTTTGAGTCTGTAGAAGACGTCGAAATTGTTGAGAAGTTTGAGCCGGTAGTAGACACTGAAGAGATTATCCGCAACGCTGTTGAGTCCGCTCTTGAAGAACTGGCCGAGGCCAAGGACCCTAAGAAGCCATACGGTGACGTTACTTACGCCGACCCTGGTTATCAAAAGGACAAGAAGAAGCGTTACCCAATTAACGGTGCTGGACATGTTCGTGCCGCTTGGTCTTACATCAATCAGCCTGACAACGCAAACCTTTACACCGCGGCTCAACTTGCTCGAATTAAGTCTCGAATTAAATCTGCCGCTAAGAAGTTTGGCGTAAACATTGTTAGCGAACACGCAAACCTTGTTGCCGACTTTCAGGAAATCCTTGAGGCGTATGCTTCAATTGCTCTTGTCAACGACGACGACAGCATCAGCATCACCGGGTACGCAACAGACCCTCACCAGTTGAAGGTTGTTGCCAACCGAATCGCGTTTGGCGCTATTGCCGCTATGCACGCAATTGACCCCGACGATGACGGTGACATTTACCTTTCTAAGCCTGACTGGTCACAGGTTGATGCCACCGGCGACGCTAGCGGCATGGGACCAGAGGATGATGACATGATGACAACTGCATCTGGAGCCAGCGGTGCTGGTGCCGATGACAATAACATGGAATGCGCAGCCTGCGGCACTGAATGTGCCGAAGATGCAATTTTCTGCCACAAGTGCGGCACAATCGTACCTGCAAGTCCTGTGGACTTTGATGGTTGCGATGGCTGTGGAATGTCTATTCCGCAAGACGCCATGTACTGCTCAACCTGTGGCAAACCTGTATCACAGGCAGAGTCGAGCGACGATGCCCTTAACCAAACAGAGGAGGAAGTCATTATGACTGACGACCAGACTACTGCTGAGGCCCCGGCTGAGGAAATTGCGCTCGAATCGACCGCTACCCGAACGCTGACCGACGCAGACCTTAAGGCAATGGCGGCTATTTTTGCCACAATACTTAAGCCAGTTGAATCAACACCCGAAGAAGTAGCCGCTGAGGTTGCCCCCGAGGAAGAGGCCGCAGAGGCCCCCGCCGAGGAAGAGGCCGAAGTTGCTGCTGAAGAATCCATCGAATCACAGGAGAACACCGTGAGCGAAAATCTTTTCACCGCTGAACAAGTTCAGGCAATGATTGCGGAGGCCGCCAAGTCGGCTGCTGAAGCCGCTGTTGCTGAAACAAAGAAGAGCGCCGTTGAGGCATACCGTAACGGTGGGGCAACCTTCCGTAAGGGCTATGTCAGCGGCAGTTCAACCGGAAACGACGCCTCTGACCTGTCAGAGTCGGAGGAACTGGACCCTCGTAAGTTGTCAGAAATGACTTCTTCGGCGTTCCGCAAGGTCCAGGCAGAGACATGGGGCTCGACTCCATTCTTTGCGCACAAGTTTGCACAAGCCGACCGCGGCTTCTAAGCAAAGTATTACCAACCCCCTATCCAAAATATTTAAGGAGAATTAGCCATGGCTAACGATTTGGAAGAGGCCCTTACTGCCGCGGGTGCTGCTGCACTCGTACAGAAGCAGATTGACCCAGTTTTGCTTGAGTACCAGCGCCGTTATGCGCCACTGGTTCGCTCGCTGCCTACGGTCAAGTGGGGCTCCACTGTTTACTACTTCAACAAGCGCACTAACCTGCCTACCGGTGGATTCGTTTCCGACGGTGGCGCTCGTAGCGTTACTGTTTCTAACTACGCCCAGGAGAACTTTCAGATTCGTCTGCTCCAGAGCGTTGGTGCTGTTACAGGTTACTCGCAGGCTGTTACCGCAGACCTGATTGGCGACCTCCGCGCCCGTGAAATCGAGGGTGCTGCCCGCGGTCTTTACTGGGACATGGAAACGGCTATCATTTGGGGTGCCGAGGCTCCCACAACTGCTGGTCCGTACCCTCAGTTCGACGGTCTTGACGTCATCTGTGCTTCGTTCACATCTGCTTCGACCGGTGGCCCTTCGCAGGGTATTGGTGGCGGTACAATCGACAACTACGGTGGTGCCTCTGGCTCGACTGGTTGGGCTGGCGCTTCGTACAACCCATGGACTGACGGTGTTGACCAAAACGCCATCAACATGGCTGGTGGGAACCTTGCTCTTGGTTCGCTTGACCTTCTCATCGACCTCGTGGAAAGCAACGTTGCCGAGCCCGTGGAGAACTCCGAATGGATGTTCCTCATGTCGCCCGCTGCCAACAGCCGCCTTTCGCAGTTGCTTGTCAACCAGCAGCGTTTCGTTGACCAGGTTGAGATTGCTTCGGGTCTGATTGTTCCCACCTACCGTGGCGTTCCCATTGTCAAGTCTTCGTTCTTGGCTCCTCGTACCAACAAGATGGGCGCAGTCACAACGACTATTTCCGGAATCACTGGTACTTTGAACGGTACCTACGGTTACGTTGTGGCTCCCGTCATTGCTCGTTTTGGTGAAATCCAGGGCTCGACTGCTGCTTCTGCCGCTCCTTCGACCGGTGGTGTTAAGTTGTCTTTCTCGACCCCCACGGGTCCTGAAGGTTCGCAGCCTACGCACTACAAGGTTTACCGCACCGCCGCTGGTGGCTCGCAGAGCGTGAACACCAACTTTACCCTTATCGGTATGGTTGACGCGTTCTACACCGACAGCACTGGTAACATTTGGCCTACAACCGTCATCACCGACACAGGCTCTGCCCTTGTCCCCAACGACGGTACGCACGCTATTGGCACCGCTCCCACCTCGTACTACTACGCCAACCCGGGTCTTAACCCGCTGACGTCTAACGGCGAGCAGAGCATCTACCTCATGTCACGTGACCCGAACTACATTGTTCGTCCTCACGTTCGTGAGATGCAGCCTGTCAACGTGTTCCCGACCACTGCTTCGCCCGACAGCCTGCCGTTCGCCTTTGTTGCGGACACCACGCTCGCCGTTCGTGCTCCAAAGTACATTGGTCGCTTGGCCAACGTTCGTGCCGCTCTCGACAGCACTTCTGGTAACGGTTACACGCCGACCAACACGTCGTACACGCCTAACTTCATCGTTGACTAATCTAGTCAATTGGTTGCTTAGGTTTAAGTAGCACACATTTTCAACATGGCGGGCGGGGCCCCTCGTTCCTCCCCCGCCCGCCATGTTGGATTTATCGAAAGGTTTTGAAATGGTTTTGTTAGCAAAGAAAGAACTAGGCGGCGCTGCCGGCTACGTTTGGGACAAAGTTGGTGACGAGGGTGCTTTAGAAATTCACCCACGACTTGCTCAAGAACTCCTCTCAATTCCCGGAGAACTTTTTTACGTTGTCGAAAAGGCAGTAAATAAAGTTGAAGAAGTATTTACGGAAGTGGTCGAAAAGGCCCCCGTTAAGAAGACGGCACCCAAGGCACCTGTCGTTGAAGAAAAGGTCGGAGACGACCTCTCAGACGCCTTACAAACAGCATCATCAACCAAGCGACGCACGAAGGAATAGGTCATCATGGCAAATAACGGGTCACAATATTCGGACCCCGTTGCTCTTGCCACGGTAGCCGATTTCTCAAAGCGTTACCCAGAGTTGGTGGTTGATTTAGACCCAACGACTATTGCAGATATTCTTGTTGAAGCCACGGCTCACCTTGAAGATATTACTGGTCGTCGTCTGGCTCCATTTACGGGCCACATTTATCAAGACCGTCTCTTTGGAATCGACCCCGTAGAGTACGGCAATAACGCAGACATGCCTATGGACATTTATGGTTCATTGGGTATGTCACAGGCTATTGCCCTTGGTGCTTCAACACTTGTTCGCCACTTTTGGCTTGACCAGTGCGCACCGGCATACCCTGAACTATGGACATACAACATTCAGTCCATGAAGATTTTTCGCACATACGGTGACTACCAGCCCATTGACTTTCTTCACGGCGGCGTTCGCGGCCCTGACGTTACTGACGGGCACGTATGGATTCGCTTGGGAACTTTTGCTCCCGAGGGAAGCCGTATTGAAGTCATCTATGACGGCGGCTACACAAACGGCATTCCGGCATCACTTCGACGCGCCTGCCTTTTCCAAGCCGCCAAATTCATCATGCTCGAGTTTGAACCACAGACTCGTCGAGAGATGAACCTTGATGAAATTGAAAAGCAAATTGACAAGTTGATTGGCCCCTGGGTCCGCGGCTAATGACTGTTGGCGCAAGAGCAAATGGTCAAAAGGGCGCATTTGGCGGCTCAGCCCCAAAGAAACTTCAGTACGGAAACGCAAACGCATCTAAAGTTGCTGAAACGGCTTTTCGTGAAGTTGCTGCTCGTTTAGAACTTATCAAGATTCACCTTGAAGACCCAGAGCCCGCATTTAACGCAATGGCGGCTGAGTTCGGTTTGATGGAAGCAGACCGCTTTCTTCACGATGGTTATTCCAGCACATTTGGTGGAAAAGTTTGGCAGCCAACTGACAAGAAAACTATTGCTAAAAGAAAATCTGAGGGTGGAAACCCTCAAGACCAGACTCTTTTAAACTTTGGTTATCTCGCTCGAGCCGCCTCTAACCCAGAGTTGAGTTACGTTGGCAACAAAGCAGTCAAACTTATAATTGACCCGCGCCGAGAAGGCGGAAACGAAAAGTATAGCCGTGGCAAAAACTACGGCGTTTTTGCGCAACTTGGTATGGGCAATAATCCTCGACGTCCCTTTGTTGAGATGACACCTAAGTTTGTAAAAATGGCAAATGAAATTCTTCGGTTTTACGTTCTTTACGGAACCGCAGAAGAAATCAAAAAAGAACAAATTAAAGTTCCTTCAAACTCTTGGCTTATGCAGTCAACCAAAGAAGATTTGCGCAAATTTGAAAAGCGAATGGAACGCAAAAAGGCTGGCATGATGCCATTTGGCGCAAGTCACATCATTCAGCAAGAAGGCGTTAAGCCCTACAAGCGCCAAACAACAACAGTTGGCGGCAAATCACTTGGTAAGAGGGGCTCCTAATGGCTACAAAGCAATGGTGGACCGAATGGTCAACGCAGGACATTGGCGATGCCTTTGGCCCTGTATACGGTGGTCACACAGTTCAAGAAGCGTTTTATAACACTCTTCAAACTTGGCTCCCCACATACATTGCTGAATTCAACCGCGCACTTGGTAGCAACGTTTTGATGGTGCCTTTTGAGTACCGTCACCGTCCCGAGTATCGCACGCTTCCCAAGAATTCCTCGGCGGCTATTTTAGTTACCGTTCCCGGAACCGCTGGTCAACCAGAAATTTTTCAGAACAATGTTCGTGCGCATTTTCACGTTGACGTAATGGTCTACATTTACGGTTCAATTGACTGGCAAGAAACAGAGGCGCTTACGCAGGCTTATGCCGCGTGCCTCCGAACTTGCATGGTTCAAAATCGCGCACTTGGCGGTATTGCTGAAACAACCATTTGGCTGGGCGAAGAATACCTTGAAGGTGAGCACAGTTCTACTCGAACAACCGGTGTATCGCACATTCGTTTTCTTGTTACCATTGCCAACGTAATGAACATCTACGGTGGCGTTGCAACTCCATCAGTTGCTGCTCCGGCAGCCGTGCCAGTGTCTCAGACCAAAAATATCACTGTGCAGAAAGAATCGCTATGAATCAAATCACAATTCTTATCCAGTCGGACTATGTAGTTTATGACGACTTGGGGCAACCAATGGCGCAGGGAGAAATCCATGTGGTCAACGACACGCCGGTTATTGAGGACCTTATCTCAAATGGTCACGCCAGCCTAGTTCCCGATGTAACGCCTCCGGTCGTTGCAGAAGAAGTAGCGCCAAAGGCCGCAACACAAACCAAAAATTCTAAGAATCAGGAAACTGTTTCTACTAGCCCAACAGGAGAAATCTAATGGCTCAAGCCCCCGGTGTTAATATCACGGTGACAAGCAACACATCCAATGTCTCAGTCCAGAACCCTACGGGTACCTGGTTTGCGCTTGGAGTCGCTGCGGGTCCCGCAAACATCCCAGTTCCAATTCAGTCAATGAATGACTTCAACTCTGTTTTTGGTCAAATTGTTAACGGTCAAATTACTGGTCGTTACTCATTGCCCAACATGAACAGCACGGCTCTTTACGACGCCCTTGATGTGTACTTCCGCGAAGGTGGTATGCAGGCATTTGTGGTGCGCGTTCAGCCCGCATCAACCGGTGTTGCCGCCACATCTGGCTCCGCTGGTGGCGTTTGGACTCTTACCGCTGGCGGTAAGGGCACATGGGCCAACTCCTCGGGCGCATCTGCGGCTGGTGTTATCCTTACCGTAAACTTTATTTCGGCTGGTAACTACAGCGCAACCATTGCCTATAACGGTGTTACCAACGCTTCGATTACTGGTCTTTCGAGCGACACTGATGTTATCAACTGGGTGAACTCGCTGCCCTTGTATCAGGGCCTTGTGACCGCTTCTGCCGTTACCCCCAACCCCGCTACCGTCACAGCAGCCTCGGCTACTGGTGGCGTGGTTACATACACCGCTGTCAACTCTTTCTCCGCTGGTCAGACAGTTACTATTGCTGGTCTTTCAACTGCGGCATTCAACCTTTCAAACGTTGTAATTGCAACCGCTAGCGGCACTCAGTTCACAGTGACCAACGCTGCAACTGGTACTGCTGTCACCGGCGCCTCGGCTACCGCTACGCTGATTTCTTCACTGCCCACAACCACTGTTACGCCTTTGACCGTGTACATGACTGGTGGCACTGACGTTGCAGTTGCAGACACTGACGTTACAGCCGCGCTTGCTTCGATTACTGAAGCGTATGGTCCCGGCCAGGTTTCGTACCCCGGCAACACAAACGCTGCCATGTACGTTAGCCTTGCTAACCACGCTGCAAATAACAACCGCGTTGCCCTCTTGGATGCCCCTAACTCGGCTACAGCCGCCACACTGGTTTCGACAGTTACAACATTCCAAACAAACGTTGCCGTGGTTGACCCTTCATACGCCGCTTTCTTTGGTCCTTGGCTTTTGACCCCTGGCACGGTAAACACCAACCCTTCGACAACCAACCCATATGCGTTTACGCGCACAGTTGCTCCAGTTGCCTTGGCCGCTGCCAAGATTGCTCAGAATGACGCCGGACACGATGCCAACGTTCCTGCTGCTGGCATTACGGGCGGAAACGCCACTTACGTGACTGGCCTTACGCAGTTGTACGGTTCGTCTGACCGCGCAACACTCAATGCCGCTGGCGTCAACGTTATCCGTAACGTGGCAAACGTTGGCACAATTTGCATCTACGGATTCCGTTCTGCTGCTGTGAACCCCGCTTGGATTTACTTCAACAACGTTCGTTTCCGTATGCAGGTTGTTTCGCAGTTTGACGCCATTGCCGAAGGATTCGTCTTTCAGGAAATTGACGCCAAGGGCCAATTGTTTGGCAAGTTGGCCGGTGCGCTTGGCGCTCAATGCCAGGCTTATTGGTTGCGCGGAAGCCTTTATGGCGCCACCGCTGGTTCGGCATACGTTGTGAACACTGGTCCTACGGTCAACACTCCCGCCACAATTCAGGCCGGTCAGGTCAATGCAGTTGTTAGCCTCAAAATGTCACCCTTTGGTGAATTCGTTAACATCAGCATTGTTAAGTACGCCGTCACTGCAACGCTTCCTCAATAACTAGAACTAGACACTAAGGAAAACACATGTCAACAACGTACAATAATACAGGTACCCCAACGTATTTCGGTTCAGAACAACAGTTTCTTGTATCGCTTACAATTCTGGCAAAACCTCTCGGCGTCACTCTTGCAAGCATTTTGGCCGGAAACACCCCTGTCACTTTCGACAAGTTCAGCGGCGGCGATGTTCAGAGCACAATCAACAAGCACCGTCCTGGTGGCATGGGTCCAGAGATTTCGTTCTTGGCGTTGCCTACTTACTCGGACGTTACCATCACTAAGGCGTGGAACACGTCAATTGACAACCTTATTTGGTCTGACCTAACGCAACTGATTGGTAACTCTATTGTTGCTGTTACCGTTCAGCCTTTGGACGACGGTGGTAACGCATGGGGTTCTGGTACGGTTTACACCGGACGTCTCAACAAGGCCATGCCTGGTGGCACCGACTCAAACAGCAACAGCGTTCGTATGCTTGAGGTTGGTCTTTCGGTTGAAACCGTTGCTCTTACTTCTGCTTCGGCCACCACGGCCACAAGCCAGCCTAGCACTTCAATGGGTACATCGCTTTGGGGCACAACAGCCGTTATCTAATCTGATAACATACTAACAAAATAAAACCTGGAGGAAACATGGTTGATTTTAAAATCGAGGGGCAGGACGAAATTCTAGTGACAGGCGGGGAAGTTGCCGACCAATTGGTTGAGACAACTCCCCTCTTGTCATTGAAGAAGCGTCGCGAACAAATTGTCAATGACTTGTACATTGACATTAAGGTTCCCCGCTGGGACAATCCCGAACTTTACTTGCGCTTCAAGCCGGTCTCTGCTACAAAGTTGGGGCACACCATTGAGAAGTATCAAGCAAAGGCTAAAGCCGACAAGAACACAGACTGGTCATTTTTGGCTAACGCTGAGATGCTTCTTGACGCTTGTATTGGCGTATACGCCGTGATGAATGGCGACAAGGACAATAAATTGTCCTTGCGTCCCAACGAGCCACACAGCCCCTGGACCCGCTTTGACGAGGTTATGGCTGACGCTCTTGGCATCGAGGCCGCACGCGCAACTGATGTTGTAGTTGCTACCTTTTTTGCAGAGGGCGACTTGATTGAAACAGCCAATCGTCTGTTCCGTTGGAGCAACATTGCCAACAACGAGGCTGACGAAACTTTCTAAAAGCCCTGAGCGAAGACCCCTACGTTGAAGCCGCGGGGTATGCCGTTTACCTAGGCATGGAGTCAACAACTCTACTGAGCCAGGGCCCTGAAGATTATTTGATTAGCATGGCGGTAATCCAAAGTGCAATCAAATTAAAGAATTCAGAAAAAATCGAAGAAATCAAAGTTCTTGCTGAACTTATTGGCTACGAAGTTGCAAAAACAATAGCCAAGATTTTCTAACTACTAACCCCGCTTACTAACCAATTCGAGCGGCAGGATGGCCGCTACCTCTTCGGGGGTAGCGGTTTTCTTGTTTATAAGGTCAACTATGAATGAACAACTTAGTTTTAATCTAGACGTACAGACGGGTGATGCCGTCAAGAACGTTGACGCCCTTCAGGTGTCGATAGATGACCTTACAAAGGTAATGGGCGATAACGTCAAGACAGGCGGCAAACTTGTCAAGACGATGGCGGACAACTCAAAGCAGACCAGTGTTCTAACTAAAGAACTGACTGACCTTATCAGGGTTATGAATGAGTCTGCTAAGGCCACCGAAGACAACACGGCTGCCACAATGCTTGGTGCCGAGGAGACCGAAAAAGCCACCAGCGCAATGAAGGCAGAAATTGCTGAGTTGCGTTTGCTTGTTACTTCTTTGAAGGAAGCCGCCTCCTCAACTCGAGAGGCCGCCGCCGCTGACAAAGAAATGGCAACGGCTAGCAAAGCCGCCACTGGTGAGAAAGCAAAGACAACAAGCGTTCTATCTAAGATTAGCGGCCTTGGAACCCCCGAGTTTCTTAAGGCAGCAACTTGGAGCACGTTGGCTGTTGGTGGTGTTGCTTACGAAGCAATAAAGAACTACACCAAGTTTAATGCTGCACTGACGCAATCAATTACTCAAGCCGGGCGAGCCCCGGACAGTTTGCCATTCCTGACAAACACAGCCGTTGATATTGCTCGAAAAACTGGTATTCACCTTACTGACGTAGCCAACATTCTTTACCGTGTTTCCTCCGCCACGGCGAGTTGGAACGGTGGGCTGGGCGCCACTAATAATCAATTGGGGCAAATGGCTTCACAGGTTGCAAACCTGAACGTTCTTGGCGGCGTGGCCGGCGGCGCCCCTTCAGAACAATCTGCTCGAGTTATTGGCGCTATTATGAACGCCAACCTTCAGGGGATTGGTACCGACCCAAAAAAGGCTGCTGCCTGGGTTAACGCTGCTGTTGGTGGTGGTGACATTAAGCAGTCGGAATTTATTTCCGCTATGGGCCGAGGGTTGCTTGCCTCGTTGTCTGCTCACAATATTTCAGCATCAAGTGGTGCTTCATTTGTAGACCTTTTGACCACGTTGGGTACCCCTGGTTCTACTGCTGGTCAGTATGCTAAAACCGCCCTTACGCTTATGACCGCGCCCAGTGCGCAGGGTTCTGCCGCTATGTCAATGATTGGCGTTAGCACCGGCCAGTTAGGTGCGTTGCTTTCGGGCAAGGGCGGAATTACCGCTGCCGCCGAATACTTGCACCAGGCTTTGCAACGCTTCAACCCATCTGCGTTCAAGGAAACAACTACCACAAAAGACGCGCAGGGAAAAAGCGTTGTTCTAACCGGTGCGGCTGCCGCTCGAGCCCAAATTGAAAAATGGGCAACCGGAACAATTCCGCAAAAAGTTTTGGACGAATGGACCGCTGGAAAACTTGGTTCAATGTCTGCCGCTGCTTTGGGCACCACAACCTCTGGTGCCAATGGAACAGCCGTTAGCGGTGCTCAATGGTTGAATACCCTTCAAAACCTTATCGTTACAAAAGCGTACGGTGGTTCGCGCAGTTCAGCAACCATTGACGCCCTTATTATGCACCCAGGTGAAATTGCGGGTATTCAAGCGTACATTGACCGAAATTCAACGGAAAAGAAATTAAATCAAGACCTTGCTATTGCCAATGCCACTCCACAAGCCCAGTTCCGTCGCATGGAACAAACTTTTATGGGTCAAATGGTCAAGTTGGGTCAAGAAATTACGCCTACCGCTATTAAATTAAGCAAGGTTTTATTGGGCGTTGTAGACGGAC